CGGAGATTCAAGCATCGGCGGGTCTATTACTCAGCGCATGGGTAATATTGATTATGATCTGATCTGCTACGTTAAAGGCGCGGTGATTGATGCTGCCCGAAATGATATAATCGAAGCAATAGAAGAAGGTCTTGATGTAGATCGTTTGCGTGGTGGATATGCCCTTGATACGCAGATCACTAGAGTCGAGATAGATGAAGGTTCTATTGATCCCGTTGGTGGGGTCATTATTACGGTTCGCGTTTTGTATCAATACACTCGCGGCACAACTTAAACACAACTAAAAGGTAATTATCATGGCGACTAAAACAGGCGCATCAGGTGTAGTAAAAATCGCAGCATCAGGCGGCTCTGTGGCCGTTGTGGGTGAGGTTCGTTCTTTCACGTTCGATGGTTCAGCAGATACCATTGAAGACAGTGTAATGGGCGATACCGCACGAACTTACAAAGAAGGTTTGAAGACTAACACAGTGACTATTGAATGCTACTGGGACGAAGCTGATGCACAGCAACTGATCCTAGATGAGCGCGCTGCTGTTGATTTTGAAATCTACCCTACCGGCACTGGTACTGGTGAAAGCTATTTCTCTGGTGGCGGCATTGTTACTTCTCGTTCAATTACTGGCTCTTTTGATGGCATGGTAGAAGCCAGCTTCTCTATCCAGTGCAGCGGAGCAATAACAGAAGCAACAGCTTAATTTGACAACTAGGAGATAGTTATGGGTTTAGCAAAAGAGTTACGCAGTAGAAGAAAGCAGGAAGCAAGGGAAGTGTCAGTTCCTGAATGGGGTGACGAATCTGGAGCGTTTAAGTTGTATTGCAGGGCTATTACTTGCTACGACTTAGATCAGTTACAGAAGAAGCACCCCAACTTTCTTAATAATACCACCGTTGGCGCTATGGTGGATTTGATCGTTATGAAGGCAGAGGACGAGGGCGGCAACAAGCTGTTCACTTCTGCTGAAGATCGCATTGATTTGATGGGCGAAGAAACTAATGTAATCAGTGAAATCGCTAACCAAATGTTTGCACAGATCGAATCTGTAGAGGCGGCCGAGGGAAACTGAGAAGCGATCAATCACGGATGAATCTTTTGTCCTTGGCTGATCGCCTTCACATGAGCATAGAAGAAGCAGAACAAATGCCTGTCAGTCACTTTAACGAGTGGCTGGCCTATTTCCAGATAATGAGTGAGAGCAATGGCTGAAAATGTAAACATTACGATACGGGCGTTTGATAAGACCAAGAAAGGTTTTGGTTCTGCTACCAAAGGTTTAAAGGCTGTAGCTGGCGCTGTTCTTAGTGCTAAAACAGCTATTGTAGGCTTAGTAGGCGCGGCTGGGTTTGGCCTTCTTATTTCTCGCAGCTTACAAGCAACAGACACCCTTTCTAAAACTGCTGCAAAGATAGGCACAACCACTGAGGCTCTCGGAGCTTTAAGGTATGCTGCTGACCTTACTGGCGTGGCTACTCAGACAATGGATATGGCGCTGCAAAGGTTTACCCGTAGAACTGCTGAAGCAGCAGCGGGTACTGGTGAGGCAAAGGGCGCAATCAAAGAGCTAGGTATAAACGCTCAAGAGCTAAACAGAATGCCGCTAGACAAGCGCATGATTGTTTTGGCTGATGCGTTTGAGAAGGTAGAAAGCGAATCTGACAGATTACGTCTTGCCTTTAAGTTGTTCGACTCTGAAGGTGCTGCGCTTGTAAATACCCTATCTCAGGGCAGTGATGGCCTAAAAGCTATGCTGGGTGAAGCTAAAGTTCTTGGCCTTACAATGTCTGGTAGTGCGGCTAAAGGCGTTGAAGATACGGTTGATTCACTTACGAAGCTACAGAGCCTATTTAAAGGAGTTACAGATCAAACTGTTGCGGCGTTTGCCCCTGCCATAGAAATGATTGTGGAGCGGTTTACAGGGTTCCTACAGCGTAGTATAGAGGTTAAGGGAGGGGTTGAGGCGTTTGCAAGGTCATTAGCTGTGGATTTATTGAATGGCGTTAAAGTCGCATTGCAGGCGTTCGAAGGTCTAGCTAATGGTTTTATTAAAGTTTACAACGGCGCTTTAAGAGTTAAGGATGCTCTGACTAGAGCATTTACTGATGATAATGAAAAAAATGCTCGACAACTTAGAACTGAAGTTGAGCAGCTTGAAGAAGCTATGGCATCAAGGGCGCAAAGAATCGCAGGTTATAGCGCAAGGCAAAAGCGCAGTGCGGAACTTGCCCAAGAAAGCGATAGAAAAAGACTCATATCATTACAAGCTCTACTGGAAAAAGCAGAAGAGACAGGCGAAGAGCTAGACTTTCTTAATGCGGTTAAATTCGCAGGCGGGCTTGGCTTAGAGATTGATGGATTAATCGAAAAGCTGGAAAACTTTAAATCTGTTGCAGGCACAGTCCCAGCAGCAATCGTACCAGCATTGAATGACATCGAGCTTGGATTTAAGTCATGGAGCGATAGCATACCCGACATGACTACCAATGTTCAGAACCTAACAAAGCAAGGCTTAGACGGGCTTACAGACTCCTTAACGGCTGGCATCACTGGCGCGGCGAACTTTGCTGATGCTATGAAGTCTATGGCCAAGAGTGTAGTAGACAGCCTGATTAAAATGCTGATCCAAAAGTATATTGTTGATGCGGCATTTGGGTTTATTACTAGCTCATTTGGCACTGGCGGCACAGGTTCTACCGGCTCTGGAATGACCTCTGGTGGCGGTAGTGGTATACCATCGTTTAACCCTAGAGGATATGCAGCTATTGGTGGCCCAGTACAGGCAGGATCTCCGTATGTTGTGGGTGAGCGTGGCCCAGAGATGTTTGTACCAAATCAATCAGGATCAATTATTCCCAATAATCAGATGGGCGGTGGATCAGGCGTTGTGGTTAATCAAACTATAAACGTCACAACAGGCATACAAAGCACCGTAAGAGCAGAGATCGCTTCATTAATGCCACAGATAGCCCAAGCCGCTAAAGGCGCTGTAGCAGATGCTAGGGTGCGTGGCGGGAACTTCTCCAAAGCAATGGTCGGAGCATAACGAATGCCTTTATCTTTTCCAAATGTAGGAATACAGAACATGACTATGCGCCTAAAGCGTGTTGTGGCTGTTGCTGAGTCTCCTTTTACTTTAGATACTCAGGTATACACCCATCAGGGCGCGAGGTGGGAGGCTGAAGTAACATTGCCGCCTTTGACCTATGCAGAGGCTAGATCAGTTGAGGCTTTTATTATCGGATTAAAGGGTCGTGAAGGTACGTTTACTTTCGGCAATCCCTTACATACAGATTCGGCTAATATTGTTACAAGTGGCACAACCGCAATTAGGTCAGAGACATTGACTACATCATCGGGAAGCACAGCGGTATCAGCGGGGGCATACTTTCGTCTAGGAACATATCTATACATGGTGACAGCAGACAAGTCATCAGGCGCAGGCTCCTTAGAGTTTCAGCCGCCTTTACGCGAGGCAATCGCTACAGGGCAAGCATTAGACTTTACACAGCCTAAAAGCCTTTGGCGTATGGCTGCTAATGACGTTTCATGGTCTACGAATGAGGCCAGCTTGCAGGGCTTTAGCTTTGCTATGGTTGAGGCACTATGAGCAGATCACTATCTAGTGCGATGCAGGCAGTATCTACTGCTGATGTGGTTCGCCCTATCTTCTTGGTGCGTATGGTTTTCGATTCTGGTGAATCTCCCAGTGAGCTAAACCTTTGGTCAGGTGTTGGCGATCTTACCTATGACAGCGATACCTACACTGGCGTTGGCGATCTGCTAGGAATTAGTGCAGTCACTGAAACGTCCGATATGCAGGCCAGCGGTATTAACGTGACTTTGACAGGCGTTAAATCTTCTTTGGTTGGAGTCGCTAAAGACCACGAATACCAAGGCAGACCCATAACAGTTTTGCTTGGCGCATTTGATTCGTCTGGTGATTTAGTCGCTGATCCGACTGTAATATTCGCTGGGTTTATGGACACAATGACCATTGCTGAATCAGGGCAGACATCGACTATAGCTATAGCTTGCGAGAACAAATTAATTGCTTTTGAGAGAGCAAAGGAAAGGCGTTACACGGCAGAAGATCAAAAGATTGATCATCCGACAGACAAGGGATTTGAATTTGTAACCGCCATAGTTGAGAAAG